CATTATGTAGGTAGTGAGCCGGAGAGCAAGTATGAGGTGTTTGCTTCCGGGACTGACATTCAGGTTAGAATGCAGGTGAAAGGCAACTTTACTGGTTACACACACAGTCCATGCTTCTGGCTCAACAGCACTTACTTTGAGTCTGGAGGATATGCGATGTGTTGGAACGGCCAGGAGGTTGGGGATAGTTGGATCTTGACCTTCAAGAGGGTTAGTGACAAGCATGTGGGGACTCTGCACATTGATGCATGTAGGCCAATGTCTTTAGTTACTAGCTTGCGAAGATCAGACCACTATGGCTCGGTCTCCGGCGTGCTTAGTCTAAGTGATGAGGCGACGTTCAAGCCGATGTTGGATGTGCTAGAATTGCGCACCCGCACCCTTAAAAGCTACGGGTCTTTTATGTGGTTAGGCTTTGAGAAAACCCGTCCCGTCTTAATTCCGAAGGGTTTGATAGAGAGTTTGGCTGTGAAGATGGTAGGTCTACCGAGGGATAAGACCTCTCTTCGACAGTGCATAAACCTGATGAAGACGGCAGTAAAATCAGATAAGTTGTCGATGCCGATGGCGATGCGGGCTGATTGCGTAATTTACGGTTCAGCTTTGGCATTTGTGATGTTTCTCCGCGAGGAGATAGAGTCATTTAATAGACTCTGTACGCCTAAGTACAAAAGGATGTTCTCAATTTTGGCACAAACTATGAGCCTTGAGAATTTTTCCTGGTGCTGTGGCACGCGAGATGACGACATCACAACGGTAGTTAATTACAATGCCAACCGCTCGTCAGTCCCTGGGCCGTCCTTCGATGCCAAGAAGGCCTGGCCAAATGGGCTGCCTGGTTACGAAAGTAACCGACCGTTGAAACCTATCCGCGTCGGCGCTTCACTCAAAGGAGTGGAGAGGAACGCCGTTATGGAGGACAGACCGCAATTTCATGCGGTTTCGACCACATTTTCAAATCACATTCCATTGGTCCCGTACGCTAGTGAAAACAACGAGGCCGTAGCTCTAGCCAATAGGGCTTTGATGCAAGTTCCTGAGCCGTTGCCACAGGCTTGGGACAATGTTGAAAAGTTCGCGCAGAGATACGTTAGCCGTTTTAAGAAAGTACCGATGGATAATGTTGACGCCAATTTTGAGGACTGGAACTCACGTTTCCCGTCTG